GGGCCGTTGACGGCAATTGCTGTTCCAGCGTCAGGCGCAAGTTTTGATGCGTTATCCGATACACCGTAAATGCGGATCGGTTTGGTAACGGTGACTGCGGACCCAAGCCGCAGGATTCCTGGCGGCAATTCCAACGCATCGACTGTCAATTCGGCTGCTGAAATAGCGGCTTGAAGCTGAACCGAATTGTCCACGCCGCTGTTAGGGACGACGCCATACTCAATAGCTCGGACAGTCATTTACGAGGCCGCCCCCTTGATCAGAACAAAGCCGATGACGATGGCTTCTGAAAGTGAACCGGCGGTCACGTTGCGGACATTGATGGATGCCGAACCTGCGGCGCATTGCGCATTCAGCAAATAGGAACCAGCCGTGCCGCCTGAAACGTGGTTCAACACGAGAATGTCGGTTGCGGCAATAAGCGTATTGGTCAGCGTAAAGGACACCGTGGTCGCAGCGGCCAATGCCGCGTTGTTCATCGTAATCTGTCCCGTTGCTTTGGACAGCGTTACGCCCGTTGCTTTGCTGGTAATCTGAGTGACCGCGCCACCCACACCAGTGCCATAACCAAACGGTCGGCGGATGGTAATGCTTCCGTTCGCAGCCCGCGTAATGCTCACCGGCTGGTCAATTACAGTCCCGGTATCATCATAAGCATTGATGTGGAAATTTGACCCGGCATTAGACCCGCTTTCTACGGTGCTATCTTTATAAACATACCAGCGATCGCTTACGCCTGTTTGGAATGCAACAATTGCGTTTTGTCCCGCCGCAGTGCCGCGAAGCATCACAAACGGTGCCGAGTTGGTAACAACGAACGTGCTGTTCGATACTAACGCGCTTCCGGAATAGCTCAGCGTTCCAGTGCCGCTGTTCCAGTCAATGACGGCACCTGCGGGGAAGTTGAGTTGATCGCCCTGAACGTCGAGCAGAATCCACGCGCCAGCCGCTGCGTTGGCGGTGCTGTCGTAAACAACCTCTGCCCGTTTGCCGCTGAGTAGGTCTTTGGCAGTCAATGCAATGTCCGTGCCGCCGCTGATTTTGCGGATGGCTTTGGCACCGAGGCTGTCAAGATTGAGCGTCGTTGCGCCGCTGTTGTCTGCGCTGGGCTTGAACAGAATGCGAATGCCCGACACGAGCGACTGATACGTTGACGCGGACGTGAGGGTGATGGCGTTCGCCGTGCCGCCGACCGTCGCCGTTCCGCCGAGATCATTCCACCACTTCTTGAGCATGGCTCCGATGGTACGGAGGATGTTGTCTCCGTTCTTGACCAGCCCGGTCGTGCCGGTGCTATCGGTTCCGGCAAAATCGGTGTTATTCGCTGCCGTCGTATCGAGGTCAGCGACGTTGTTCTTAGCCATCCGGTCGGCTCCTAGAGCTTGATTTTAGTCTTGCCCGCGACGATCTTGTTTGCGTTCTTGATCTGCGGGTTTTTGGCCATGAGCGCCTTGACGGTCGTGCCGTAGCGCTTGGCGATTGCGGTGAGCGTGTCACCCTTGCGGACGAGGTAGGTGTCTGGCTTGACCGGGCGATCATGCGGGATGGGCGCGTCTTTGCCCGAAACGCCGCTGATGCGACCCATCATGTCTGGCTGTGCCTGCGATGCTGGCGACATGCGCCCGAGCATCCCGAGCAAGCCTTGCTGTTGCGGAAGCCCGGCAGCGGGGGCGTCTGGCCTGCCCGTGATCATGCTCAACAGCCCTTGCGGGGCTTGCTGTGGCGGTTGTGCGAACATCTCGGCATAGCCTGACGGGATTGCTCCCATCGGCAGGAACGAGGCGCCGGACGTATCTGGCGGCGGGCCTGATGGCTGGGCATCATTGCCGAGCATGGCCAACTTCTGCATGGCCGTCAGATCGTGATAGCGGTTGAAGTCCATCACCAGTTCTCCGGGTTGTTTGCCTGCCACCACTTTTCAGGCTGGCCTGGAGCGGGGGTGGACCATCCGCCAGAGTGGAGGATGGAGCCATCCTTCTGGACCGCGTAGCCTTGGCCGTTGCGCTGGCCTTGCGTGCCGACTGGCACCACCCTGCCGCTGCCGATCTGGACCATCTGCACAGGCGGAGGGACAGGTCGCCAGACGGGGGCTGGGGCGATGTTGCGATGGACGAGCGGGGCGAGTGCGCTAGGCGCCTGCGGCAGCGTCGGGATGCCGATGCCGTAGGCCATTGCGTCGTTGGGCAGCATCATGGGCGGCATATAGGGCGATGACGGAGGCAGCGCGCTCATGGCGTACTTCTGGGCAGCGGTGAGGCCAGGAGCCAGCGGCGGCGTCATTTGCGGCTGATAGACAGGCACAGGGGACGGGGCTGCGGGATAGTACGACGAGGCAGGAACGGCGCTCATTGCGGCGCGCTGGGCTGGCGTAATCTGTGGAGCGGCTGGCGGCTGATACGGGGCAGCGGACGAGATTACTGGCCCGGCTGTCCCAGTATAGTAGGACGATGGCGGGACGGCGCGGATGGCGGCCATCTGGGCTGCGCTGGGCGAACTGGTCGGGGCCGTGGGCGCTGTAGGCGCGCGAGCCGGGATCTGCGGCGGGTTCGGACGCGGGATGGGCAGCGGGAACGTCTCAGCGGCGGGCATCGTAACGGATGCGACCTTCTGAACGTTCGGGTTGCTGGTGAGGTAGTGCGCCGGGTTGGTGCCGAACATGTCGCGGATCGGGGCCGGGATTTTGGCCAGCCCCCCCGTGATCTGGTTCATGGTGTCCGGCGAGAGCGTCAGGACGTTGTTCTTGGTGTTGAACGTGCCCGCGCCGCTGGCACCCAACTGTTCGGCAATGGTGTCGCCCATGCCCTTCTGTCCGAGCGCACCCGACCAGATCATGCCGTTGGGCATCATCCCAGCCATGCCGGTAATCATCCCGGCGTCCTTGGCCATCTGCACAGCGGCGTCAGGCTTGATTGTGAACTGCGAGGGGAACGGCTGATAGCTGGCCATGCGCTTCGTGCCGTCGTAGCCCGAATTGGGCGTGGCAACAGGCGGGGGAGCAGGGGATGGGATTGGCGCCGAGGGCGTCGGGCGCTGCATCGGAACAGGCGCGTTTGCAGTTAGGCTGAGCTGCGAACCGGGAGGCGTGCCAATGGCAGGGTCAGGCCGAAGCGGAGGCGGGGATGGAAGCGGCTGGTATGTCGGCGTCTGCTGAAGCTGGTTGTTCAGGAACGGGTTGCCATTCCCGAGCATCGATAGCAAACGCTCATCTACGCCACCCAATTGCGACGTGGGGACGCTGCCCTTGATAGCGCTGAACGACGCAGCCGGGGAGACATCGCCAATCCCGCTGTTAGTCAGCGAGCGATTGTAGTCGGCCAGAAACTTGGTTCCGTTCGTGCCGGATTCGATGCCGCTGGGGAGTGAGGTCCACGTAGACGAAAGACGGGTCGCAACACTCTTAATTGCTGCGGGGTCGCCACTTTCTAGCGCCTGCTGGAGGCCAGGCCCATAGTCCTCATTGGCTAGATACCAAGCAATCTGCTTTTGGCTCTCGGGGGAGAAGTCGGCAATTCCGAGTTTCGGAGCAACCCGATCATAAGTCGTCTTGGTGATCTGGAATTTGCCAGCCGCAGATGACTTCTGGCCTTTGTTCGGCCCAGATTTGATAGTGACCATCACGCCCGGATGGGACGAATAGTCATTGAAACGCTGCCCGCCATATATCACATTCCAGTCGCCGCCGCTTTCGGTCTTGGCGATGGCATTCAGGAGCGCGTCTGCTTCTGGCGTGAGCGGAGGAACGGTGGCCATGAGGGCTCCGGTTGGACTAGCAGGTTTGTTGATAGTTGCTCTCTCAGCCCCGGCGTTCTCAGCCGAGTGCGGATATGTGAGCTACCGAGAAAGTCTTGCCGCTGTTGAGGCGGGCGACGGGTACGACATCTTCACCAAGGACGGGGCGAAGGTTGACCACTGTTCCAGCGAGCCGGGCGACCTCACCCGGTATTCTCACTGCAAGGACGGATGGAAAGGGCCATTGTTCTTTGCTGGGAAGGACAATGGCGACGAGTCTCCGAAGGAAATTATGGTCCTGCAAAACGACGTTTGGTTTCAGGCATGCGTGCCGGACATGAGCAAATTCAAACTGTCTGACTTCCTCGCTGCCATTTTGACAGGAAAGCACTGATGGCTGACCTAGAGACCAAGCGCAAAGAGCGCGAACAGAACACAGTTTCTCGCGGCCCTCGGTGGCTTTGGGACTGGAAGTGGTGGGTTTCCATTTCCATGATCGCCACCGTCGTAGTCGCCGCGCGCTACTTCAACCACACACTCTAGCGCGGCATCATCGCCAACCCGGCGCCACGAATGGCGAGGTCGGCAGGCGTCCCAAGCCATTCCAGCATATTGCGCGCGACCGGCACGGACGGGATAGACCCGTTCGCCACAGCCTGAATTGCCCTATTCGCCGCAGTATCGGCCATGTCAGTAGCTACGCGACGCCCGACCATGCCCGCCGCCGTAGTCGCACCAGCGGCAACCGGGAACGCCGCAGGCCCTAGGAAGGGCGCCAAGGCTGTTGTCATCGCCCCTGTGCCGACACCAGCCCCAAGCACGTTCTTGGCGCCAAAGCCGCCCGTAACGTTCAGGCCAAGCGTTCCAAGTAGGCTGGCGGCGTTCTGGCCGGTCGTGCCCTGAGCCACGCGGCGAATGGCTTCCTGTTCGGCCTGGCTGAAGCGGTTGAACACCTTGGGGTTGCGCATGATCTTGGCGAACTCGTTCTTGAGCCCGTTTTCGTATCCGCTGCGAGCCCCCTGAGCGCTCGTGACCGCGCCTTCAAGGATGTCCATCTTCTTGGCTTTGGACCAATCCGCGATACCCTGCATGAGGTTCTTTGCGGCCAGTGACGGATCGGCGCCTCCGGCGATGTCAGCGGGCTTGAGCGAGTTGATGAAACTGTCGAGCTTATCGACAATGATCTGCCCCATCAGACCGTCTTGCCCGCCTTTCCCGGCGATCTCAGAAGCGTTCTGCCGCAGGATGTGAAGGTCTTTCATATCCACCGCGACATTGCCGCCAGCGTTCAGATCGTCCGCGATGCTCCACATCTTCTTGAGCGCGCCGACGACCTGTGGGTTGCTCTCGACATTGGGGCGCATCTTCTGGAGCCCGTTCTGCACATCCCCAAGCAGCCGATGATAGGCGCCGTCCGTGATCTGGAGCGGGTTGCTATCGACCGAGTTCTCAAACATCTGGCGAGCGCCAGCCTTGATGTCCTTGGCCGATGTGCTGGACGTACCGATGGCCGCATCAATGGCGGCATTCTGTGCTTTGCTCGTCGCCTTCTTGGCGAGGCTATCGCCAAGGACGCCGATGCCCTGCCCGACCAGCGAACCGAGAAAGCCTGAACCGCCGCCGATGCCTTCATCGGCGAGAAGCTGTGCGCCTGAATGCCCGTGAGAAAGCCCCTGCAATCCCTCATACCCAGCGGTCGAGAGGGTAGAGTTCAGCAGTTGCTGGCCGAACTTGCCGGATAGCCCAAGGGCCTCACTGCCAAGCGAAGGGATTTCTTTGAGAACGGCAACGCCATCCTTTGCAAACTTGGGCGCAAGTGTAGCGCCGCCGCCGATCATCCCCGCTCCAAGCATGGTCGCGCCAGCGGCCCCCGCCAGGTTCGCAAACGGCGCTACGTTCTTGATCGCATCGCGCTGGGACTGAATGGCATTGTAGTTCGCGCCAAAGTCGCCGGGCTTGCCGCCGAACATGTCGCCAATGGTCTGCCCGCCCGCAAGGATGGCATCAGACGTTTGATTGAGGAACGGGACGGCGCCTGTCGCCCCCTGAATGGTCGCCAGCGTCGAATTGTACATGTCGGGGCGCTGGCCGGGCGCCTGCCACTCGGGCGGCGTCGGGCTCACCTGCGGCAGTGTCTTGCCCGCGCGAGCCTGCTGTGCTGCCCAGTCGGCATAGGCGCGTGAGCCGGGAACAGCGCCAACGGGGGGCTGCGCAGCCTGTTGCGCCGCACGAGCGCGAGCCGCCGCCAAAGCCAATGCCTGCTTTTGCTGGAGCGTCAGTTCTGCCAAAGCGCTTTCTCCTCTGGCGTCATGTACTGCCAGATACTGGGGTCAATTCCCTGCGGCGGAGCGCTGGGCTGCGTGGCGTTCTGCGGCAACTGCGAAGCATCAACCGCAATCGGTGTTCCGCTCGCGGCTGCAACAACAGCTTTCACCATTTCGATGAGGCGGGCCTTTTTGGCAGCGACGGTCTGCGGGTTATCGCCTGGACGCGGGGTCAGAACCGAGACCTGGTTCTCGACTTCGCCGGGGTTCGCAGTAGCGCCGGACACGCTGTAGAGGTACGACGCGACAATGGTGCGCATCGAGTTCTGCGCCTGCTGATATTCCGGGCTGGTCATGAAGTTACCGACGCCCGGAACCATGCCCTTGGCTTGGTCCCACCCATTCGCCAGCGCATCGAACGTGCCAGGCTTCTGCCCGTCACCGACAAGGCTCTTGAGTTCGGGGACAATGACGGTCGCGAGCTGCTGATTGCGGCGTGTGGCCTCGGTCGTCTTGCCCGCTGTAGCCGGGTCCGCAGGCCCCCCCGGAATGTAATGGAGGTTTCCGTCATCTCCAAACCGATAGCCATTCGGTGCCGACATGGTGTTGGCAGCAGGCTGGCCGGTCGCGATGGGCTTATTGTCCACGCCGAACCGGGTTTCGTTCGGGCCAAGGGTGTATGGCCCCTGATCTTTCGGGACGCTGTAGAGCGGCTGCATGGTCTTGGGGTCAAGGAATACATCACCCTGAGATGCCTTGATCGGGCCTTGCGGCTGCTGTTCGCTGAGCGCTGCCTTATACGCATCAGCCGGGCTGATGACGCCAGCCTGCACCGCGCCATAGTACTTGGGCGCATTCTTCTGAATCCACGCGACCGTGGCATTCTGCTGCGCCTTGGCGTCGGCGGCCTCCTTGTCCTGCTGCCGCTTCTGCAACTGAAGCTGGAGATAGGCCGGGGTATTGACGCCATTCAGGCCCCTGGTTGCGCCGACAAGCGCATCATGGGCGTTCGTTGCGCCAGCCATGCCGCCGAAGAAGCCCTGCAAGCCCTGCCCCGCTGCCTGTAGCGTGTATGGGTTTGCGTTGGTCCACTGGCTAAATGAATTCGGGGCAACGCCGAACAGGTCAAGAAGGCCCATTGGATGACCTCAGAGCAAGGAAAGGAACGGAAGAACGGCACCGGCAGCGCTGCCAACGCCACCGAGGATGTCCCAAAGAGTGGTCGGCTGATTGGTGTTGTCTTTGCCGCCCTGCAATAGGTTGAGGTACGAGGCGATATGATTGTACCCTGCGTTGTTGGTCGCGTCCCACTGGGAACGGTCGGCAGCGGTTTTCTGAGCAGCGTTCTGGTCGAGGAGATTGCTGTAGCCGATGGCGCCCGCGTTGCCAGCCTGTAGCTGGTTCTGCGCGTTGAACATGTTGCTGACATCGGTGTTGTACTGGCCGAAGCGCGCCGAGTTCTCAGCGTCTGCAAGCGAATTGACGGCCTTGTCTACATAGGAGCCGCCACCGAACCGCCCTGAGGTCGTAAACTGCGACCCGACATCCTTCAGCACATTGTCGCGCGTCTGCTGCAACTGGGCATTGAGGTATGGGTTGCCATTGCCAAGCATGGAACCGGACGCCATGCCCTGCAAAGTCGAGTTGCCCTGCAAAGCATTGTTGTTGGCAAGTGCGCCGTTGATAAGCCCCTTGGTCTGGCTGGTGAGGTCGGTCCACGTCGAGAGCGGGTTAACCTTCGGCCCCTGCTCATAGAGCTTTTGCGCATCGGACATGAAGGCCGTACCGAGCTTCTTGCTGTCAAATGTGTCGCTCGTCGTGCCGCCCTGCCACGAGGGGAGATTGGCCGTGCTGGCCCCGCTGCTGTTGCTGTTACTGCCGCCGCCTGCCATCATATAGCCTTTCGGAAGTGATATCGGCCATTCGACCGATGCCAGAGATAGCCGCGTGCAATCCGTCGCCAGTCGCGGCCTTCAAACCTGATGTCTCGGCACCGCAATTCGCGGGCCTTGTGTTCGATGAGCGCGAGCAGTGCGCGCATATTGCGCAGCCCGCCGCCATCCCCTGCTGCGTACAGAACCCACAGCGTCGTCTTGACCTGCTGCGTGACGATGTAGCCGCCCGTCGCGACGCGCCAGAAGCGCACCCGAGGATCAAACATCAGATCCAGTTTGTCCCACGTGGAACGCTCGGAATCCCGCCCCAGCGCAGGCGACAAAGCAGGCCCTATCGTCTCCCATTCGTATGGAAGGCGTGATGCAGGGATGGCTTCGAGCATTAGCGCCCGCGTGCCGCCGCAGTCGGGTTGTCGTAGGTCAGAATCCAGTCAAACCGGCCCGCTGCGTCCGACGACGTAATGCGAACAGCCCAGGCATTCGGCAGAAGCTTTTCAAGACCGGCAAAGAACACGATCCCCTGACCGGCGCTCACCGCCTTAGCCTTCCATGCGCTATAGGTCGTGCCGCTGATACCCACAGGGTAATAGCTCGTCGTGTTCGCCACATCGTAAATCTCAACCGTGAGATTCGGCGTTGAACCGTTGTTCTCCGTCACATCAAGCGAACGAAGCGTTGTCGCGCCCTTGGCCGTGAAGATGGTCGTTGCCGTGTTGCCGGGGATCTTCCCGTATTCGGTGATGCGACCGAGCTGGCGAATGTCCTCGGCCATTAGCGCGGGCCTCCCGGCTTCACATCGAGGTAGTCAACACCCTTGGCATAGGTCCATGTGGACGCTGCAGGGATGACGCGCTTGAACGCGAATTCCATGCCCCTACCGCGCAACGGCACGCGGCCCGATGATGCTTTGGGTTGGCCTGTTTTCCACGTCGTCGTCGCGGCCAGCGTATCCTTGACGCCAAGCGCCAGCGTTCCCGCCGAACAATCGTCAATCGGCTTGGCCCAGTTCACCAGCCCCGAGACGCGGCTATCGATGAGCCCCGTTGTTAGCGTTGCCGCGAGGTTTGAACCGCCGAACGTGCCGAATTTGTAGGAACCATTCAGCGCCCCGAATAAGGGCTGGCCACCAGACAGCGCGCGGCTGTCCCATATCACGTCTTCAGTGTCCCACGTGGTTGACGTGCCATAGGCATCCCATGTCACAGCAGGCGTTGCGATATAGGCCATAGCCGCCGTCTGGACCGTCAGCGTGAACCACCGATCAAAGGCCCAGTTGTAGCCGATGATGTTCTCAAAGACCGTCGTGGAGCCGACCGAGTTGGACTTGTAGCGCCACAGAACATTTTTGCGGAATGGATCAATCGTGCCCTGAACGAGCGCAAGGTTTGCCTGGTCGGCGTCTGCGAGGAACCACTGATCAACCAGCCCCGAGCCAATGCGCTTAATGCCCCCGTTGACCGAGAACATCCGGAACCCATCGGTCGCCAGCCAGAACACCATGCCGTCAAACGACACGCAGGACCGATAGCCGACCGATCCAAATTCCTGACTGATCGATTGAATGCCCCATAGGGCATTGCCGACATTGCCGACCTGCAACAGGCGCACCATACGGCTCTGAAGGATCAGCGCGGCGGTGTCGGAAATCGGGCCGCCCCATACCAGCGGGCCGCCTTCTTCAAGCCCCTGATAGTCTGCGCCCTTGGTCGTCCAATTGGTATGATCGGAGAAAGCCGAAGACCGGATCAGCCGGTTATCGCGCGACCCGCTATTATCGAGGCAATTGAGCCCGAATAGAATGTTGCCACAGACAAATATCCACTGCGGGGCCTTTGCCGCCGCCACGGCAGACGCCGCGCCGCCCGACTCCACATCATAAGCGCGCAAGCCGTCAGTCGTGTTGGTGTAAAGCAGCTTTGTTCCGAAGCGGGCAAAGCTGAAATCATCGGTCGCGGTCGGCGTAAGCCCCGTGTCAATGTTCGACCACGTATAGTCGGACGCCATGAGCGATACGGCGGTATCCTGCCCCGCCACAAGGCTCCACGTGCCATCGTACTTGATATAGGCGAAGAGCCCGCGCGGGGCCGTGCTCAGAGCCCCCGCCGTCGCTGCCAGCGATAGGCCGGGGAACGGCCCATAGCCTTCGCGCAGCGGCACAACGCCATCAGCCACCATCAGCGTGCCGGGCGTCAATTCGCCTTGATCTGGCGCGAGTGGTCCGAACGGCACGTCCATCAGGGAGTGAACCCCGGAATGCGCACCTGAGCGCGTCCGCGCTGGGCAACGCGGGATTGAATGCCAAGGTCCTCAAGCGTCTGGAGAGCAGTCGAACGCAGCAGTGCGGCGCCTTGGTAATCCTCCATGCGGGCCTTGCCAAAGCTCAGGCACATGCTGAGATAGGCCTGCGGCGCGTTGGTGATGAGCCAATTGGTCGTGTTGCTGTCCGACAGCCCGGTCAGCGTGCCCTCATAGTCAAGCGTGAGGTTGCCGGTATATGACGGTCCGGTTTCAATCGTCGTGCCGAACAGGGCATAGAGCCCCGGAATGCCAGAGGCATCATTGATGCGCCGTTCACGCACCGCTGCAATCGTGCTCTCGGTCAATTGGCCGTAGGTGGAATGTGTGAGCGACAACACCCGCACAAGCCCGGTCGGAATCGTCCCCGAGCCCGAGATAAACGCCACCGTCGCCGTGGTTTCCTTGGCGAAGTTCGGGCCGAAGTACAGGCGAAACTCAGCCTCAGCGAGCGCAATCAGTTCGTCGGTGTTCGTGCTCGTCCAGTCAGCGCGTTCCGCCCAATCGGTGATGGCAGATGATAGCGTCGAGTATGACGTAACAGCCATCAGAGTTTACCCTTCGACGTGCGGAAGCCGCTGTAGTCCGAGTTATTGAGAATCCTGCGAACATAGCGATGATCGCGGTTTCGCATCGCTTCGCCTATGCCCAGCTTTTCATAGAGCGTCACCGGGATGGACGCGGCCCTGCTGTAGTCACCGAATGGGCGCCCGTGGCTGTCGAGCAACTGGCGCTTGTTCTCTTCAACGATGTCATCAACCTGCTGTTCGACATGCGCGCCCTTGATCTGCCCGCGTTCGTTGAACACGAGCCACGTCTTGCGCACGCCGTCGTCGCTGAAGAAAACGCGATGATCGCCCATCGTCAGAGACTCGGCAGCGGCCTTGCATCGCGGGCAACGCCGCATTCAATCCAGCGGCGGGCAATCGACACAGGAACGTCAATCGTCTCGCCTGCATTGTGGCGTTCGTCCTCGAACGGCCATGCGTCACGAAGCAGGAAAACCGGAGTCTGCGGCTCTGCCCTCATCGCTTCGGTATCAGCGAGTTTCTTGGCTTCCTGGGCTTCGGCAACCTTCTGGGCCAGGGTTTCCACCGACCAGCGGCCATCGATATCGAGGCCAAGCGCACGCGCCTGCCCAATCAGAACCTTCTTGGCTTCGGCGGGATCGCCCTGAAGCACCATGTCATCTGCCATATGGCGTCTCTCCAATGGGAAAGGCCCCGCTCGTAAGCGAGGCCCAAGGGGTTGTGATGCTCAGGATGAGCCGTCAGACAGCCGCGCTAAAAGGCGTTGCCTCGGTTCCGGTACAGACCAAACCACCTTCAAGGCGCCAGAACCCTGACGCAACGTCAGTCAGTTTGACCCAAGACCCGACGACGCCGCCAGTGGTGGAACCGTTCATGGTGATGGTGTCGGTCGTGGCACTGGTCGGCATGGACGTGCCGGCAATGTCGGTCGTGAGGTGGATGGCACCATGCATAATGTCGGTGGAGTTGGCCACCTGAATGATGCCGCTGCCGCTGGCAATCGTCGCCTTTATGAAGATGTCGTACACATCGCCCGTCCCGCTTGCGGCGGGGAGGGTTATGGTGCGGCCCGTGGTCGAGTTGACGACGATAGGCGAATTGGCGTGCACGTTGCGGGTGAGCGTAGTGCTAGCCGTGATGGTGATGGGCTTATTGGCCATGTCAGTTCTCCTTACGAGCTAGCCGTCAGGCCGTACACGTCTGCGATGACGCCGAGACCGGCTTCATTGCGAACCTTGAGACAGCCTTCCGCGATCAGAACGCCCTTCTCGGCATCGCCGGTCTTGGCAACCTGATCTTCCTGAATCGCGCGCAGCGAAAGCCACTGGATCATATCGGGATCGATGGCATAGACGCGGCGAGCGAGCCCGGCAGAACCAGACATCACACGATCAGCGACGACTTCCACAGGCCCCCACGGGGACTCGTAAATGTCGGCAGTGCCGATGATGCTGATCTTCTGGCCAGCCTGCACCGGGTGGCGCTGGTTGGCGACGTTGCTGTCAGACATGAACGTGGCAAACACGCCCTTGTTATACGGCGATACCACAAGCGTAGTGACGTTCGCGCCAGCGTTGTAACACGACTGGAGCACCGTATCAGTCAGGGCCTTGGTCCACGCGCGCTGCGTGCCGGTGGTTTCCACAGTGGTCACGCCACCGGAGAAGCCGCCAGAAGCGCCGCCGCCGCCGCCACGCGAGACGTTGGTGGTGAGCCAGGTCGGAAGACCCCCGGAACGGCGCGGGTCGGAGTTGGTCGAGGCGGTGTTGACAAGGATCGAATACTCCATGTCCTTCTTGATCGCCTTGCCCTTCTTCATCATTTCGTGGGCACGCTTTTCAGCACCACCCGCATTGTCAACCGCCTGCTGAGAGCCGGAGAAAATGAAGGTCTTGTTGAAAATCTGCGTGTAATTGCCCACGCGGGTCGGAGCGGCCACCGCGTCGAAGTTGTACTCGTTGCCTTCGGGCTGAGCATTGTCGGCGGGGGTGTCGAGGGTCTCGAACTCCCACTCGGGATGCTTGCTGGCGGCCTTGGCCTTTCCAGCGAGGGTATAGATCGGCGTGTCAGTCGGGGTGATCATGGCGACGAAGTCGTCAAGCTCTTCCCGATTGCCCTGCGCCGCCGTCGTGAGGACGGTGTTGGCGATTACGGCCATTTGGGTCTACCTTGATCTGGTTGCGAGATAGGCCGCAGCGGCATCATCCGCCCGGCCCGTTGACTTGGCTTTGGCTCGCAGTTCAGAGGCGTAGCGGTTCTGGTTCTCAGCAGGTGTCGGACGCTTCCCACCACGCGCGACGGGAGGGCGATTTTCGATCTGCTTTTGAACCTTGGGCTTGCTCGCTTGCAGCTTGTCCCAGCGCATCGCCTTTTCCATGATGACGGCATAGGCATGGTTGCTGGGGATGGCCGCGAGGTCTTCCTGCGTGAGGCCCCACTTGGGCGCATACGCCTGAATATCCGCGACGAAGGAACGAAGTTTCGTTTCGTCCTTCAGGTGCGGCAGCGCGTCCAGAAGCTTGGCACGCTCAGTCTGTATCGTCTTCTGGCGCTCCTGCTCCCGCTCAGCATTGCTGCGTTGCGAGTTGGCCTGGAGCGTCTGGCCGATGTAGTTGAGGTGCGCCGCCATGCGCTCGTAGTTTTCCTTGTCCCGCATGTAGGTGAGCGGGTCGGATTCGAGCTGTGACGGGTCTGGCTGCTGCGGCATGAACGACTGAAGCAGCGCGTTGGCGTAGTTCAGTTGTTCGGAAAGCTGCTGCTCTTTCTGCGATAGGGCAGAAGATTGGGCCTCGGCCTGCTTGCGCAGTTCGGCGGCTTCCATTGTCTTCTGTCGGTAATCCCGGTCGCGAAGGTTGCCTTGAACAAGGTCCGCCACGGTTGACACAGTGCCATCGGGAAGGCGCACTTTGCCATTGCTGGCAACGAAGCGCCCCTGATCGCTTTCCGGTTCCGCGCCGTCTTCTTCATCGGCCTGACCTTCATCGTCGGGGTTGCCGTCATCCTCGCCATTGGCCTCGGGATCGTCTCCCGCGTCCTCAGCACTCAGATCGGCGTCGTTTGCCTCTGCGTCGTCCTCATCTGCCGCTGGTTGACCCTGCGGTTCCTTGGCAGACTGTGATTTGGCATAGGCGGCGGCTGCCTGTTCAACAGACAGCGTCGTGCTCGCGCCACCGAGGTTATCGGTTTCGTCGGTTTCCATTTATCCATGTGGGGATGTGCTGGTTCCCTTACGGGTTGACCAGCATGGTTACGGCATTAGGCGATGCCGGGGCGCTTCTGCGGCTTGCCGGAGCGGATGAATTGCTCAAGATTACCGCGAATGTCATCGACCACGCGAACCGTGGCCTGCATCGCTATGATGCTGTTCTTGTCGTCGGGATTGGCGGCGCAAAGTCCGTCAACCGCTGCTTGCCGTGTGAGATCGAGCGCCGCTTGGAATGCCTCGTTGTCTCTGAGGCTTTGCGCCAGTTGGGCGTAGTCGATCATAAGCACACTTGCGGTGAGGGCGTGGGGGTTACGGGTCAGGGTTCGACGGAATACGCATCAGACCCTCGCCAGCGAGGTTGGCGTCGGCCCACGCAAGGAAGTCGGTGATGTTGACGCCCGTCCAGATCGGAATGCCGGCCATCGCGTCAAGCACGTCCTGCCCGGTCATGGTCGCCTCTTCGGGAAGCGTGAACCCATCGGGCAGCGTGCCGGTGGCAGCGCCCATCCAAATGTCGGTGATCTCGGAATCGACGCTGACGGATCGGTTCTTTCAGGATTCGAGCCCAATGCTTTCCCCAACGTCATCCGCCAGCGTCGAACTCGAATCCTGAAAGAACCGATCCGTCTTGCGGAAGTTAAGCCGGAACCCGCTCGACAGCCTAGCAAGATAGGCGTCGAGGTTGATCGGCACCCCGCCTAAAACGGTGAGCTTCTTGCCCGCCCTCATGGCTTACACAATGTCCGTCGCGTGCAGCGTCAGGTCGTACACGCGCGCACTTGATGGCGTGTAGGCGCCATTGGTCACCAGATAGCCGTAGATTGACGATCCAAGCGGGGTTAGTTGCACGTTCTGCTGTGCCGTCAGCACGTACAGCGAGGAGCCAAGATCAACCGGCGTGCCGAGGTCGAGATAGCCCATCAGCGATGCACGGTCGCCGGACGGAATGTCAAAGGCCGCATTATCACCCAGCGCGCTCGGTGGCGTAATCCGGTAGAGGTACAGTCGGTAGCTGGTCTCGCCCGAAATGACGCCCGTGTCACGGATCAGCAGCTTCGTCGTGGTGACCATGATCTCGTGCGGCACGTCCGGCCCGAGGTCGGTGAACGTCAGCGCTGCCGTTGAGCCCGTTGCCGCGCCCAGCACATCGTTTGCCGCATAGGCGTTCGTGTCAGCGGTGCGCGTGAGCGTCACCCTGCTTGAATAGCCAGCCATGTCAGAGTCTCCTTAGCCCGGCTGTCCGCCAGGGCGCACGTTCGATGAAATGTTCGACTTGATGGCCAGGTTCGCGTGGCCCAATTCATGGGCCTGCGCCAACTCCGCGTAGGCCAGTTCCCGCTTCAGTTGCAGCTCGGCGGCAAGCTGTTCGCGCTTGAGCGCCATTTCAGCGGTCATCTGGTCACGTCGCAGGGCGAATTCACGTTCCATGCGCTGGGCCTCGAGGCTGGCCTTGGTGTCATTCGCCTGCTGATCGGCCTGTAGCTTTGCCGCGGTAATCTGCGTATCAGTCTGGTGCTTTTGCTGCGCCAGTTGCGCGTCCGCCTGGACCTTCATCATGTCAGGGCTCGGCTTCTGCTGCGCCTGCTGCGCCATCTGCTTGAGTTGCGCGACCTTTTCCTCGGTGTAATCCGGATAGTAGTCCTCGGCGTTCCTCAGCCCCGCTGCCTCGGCAATCTTGACCATCGTCGCGATGATCTTGGGCAGCAGATCGATGGCATCTTCCTGTGCGCCGGCTGCCATGAACCGATCTGCCAGCATCAACTGCGATTGGAGCACCGACTGCAAATGCATCAGGTCGCGTTCACGCGAGCCCGTACCGAGGCCCACGTTGATGCTGACATGCATATCGGCGTTCCACCAGCGTGGGTCGAACGTCACAGGCTTGCCGTTAACGATGATCGTACGCGCCGCATCCTGGTGCTTGATCAGCAGCCGCAACAGCTTGCGGAACACCTTGCGCCAGCCCATCGCCATTGAACGGGCAATCTGCTCGGTCTGGCTATACTGGGCATCGTGCTGAAGGTTGGCAGCGGTTGCCGACTGGTTCGTCAGCGTGTCAGGGTCAAGCGACAGTGCCTGCCTGCCCACGCCCGTCCGGCGCTGCAACATCTCGTCGGCATAGCTCAGCCCGGCCAGCGCGACTTCGCCCGTCTGCGGCGCTGTCAGTGGTACAATGTCAGCATCAGGCCCGCCAAACACGGTCTGGCCGAACACAGGGTTATCCAGCGCGTCGGGGTTGTGGATCTTGCCCTTGGCGAAGCGCTGGGGATTATTGGCCCAGTAGATGTTGTTGAGCATCTGCCGGGTGAGAACGGTTTTCACGTCCTGAATTTCCATCGCTTCATCAGCGAGCGAACGGGCAATCCAGCGGTGTGGGATCGGCTCGCACTTGATGTCATCGAAAGGGTTTTCGTCTTCCCAGACTTCCCAATCGAGCATCACGCCATTGGTTGCGCCGCCCATGCAGGCGCGGATCAGTTCGGCAATGCCGTCGCCGTCCTTGTCGATGCGAATGAAGCACTCGTAGTAGTCCACGATGTCCATGCTGGAATCGGCGGCATCCGTGTTCGTCCCGGCAGGGTCGCGCGCCTGCTGCTCCGGCGTCATGATCTTCGCCGCACTCGGGATTTTCATCACCTTGTCTTTGGCGAAGCCTTCTTCGATCAGTTGCGAGCGTGTCTTGCGCTGCCAATGGGCGATGAACGCGGCTTCCTCGGTCTTGGTGGCATCGCCATCAATCAAGAATTCTTCGCCGGGGACGCAATCGACAACAAACGCGCCCTCAGCCTTCTTGCGCTTGATGCGCACGTCGTACGTCTTGATCTCGACCATCTGCCCGGTCATCGGGTCGGTGACGAGTTCGGTCCCCTCGTCCTTCTGAATGACCTCTGGCGCTTCGCCGTCCTCATTGGGCATGAGCAACAGCGTCAATTGATCTTCAGTCAGTCCGCTATGGAATGAAGTCGTATAGACCGGCGAGTCGTCAAAGAACGTCTTGAGCACGCCGTTGCCGTCTTTCAGCGCGTCCCAGACAGCGGAATGGATCACCTCCTCGCCGTCATTGTCCTTGAAGAAAACGTAGTTCAGCGCCTCTGTCGCCTGGCGGGCGTTGTCGTCATCGCCCATGGCCTCAGGCTCAACCACCACCATGCGCCCGCTGGCGGTGAACACGCGCATGATGCCTGGCAGCACCTGCCCAATGGTGTCGGCTACGTCGAGAGAGACGACCTTGGAGCGGTTCTCCTCGGGCGGAACCCACGAATCCATATTGCCGAGGAAATAGTCGGTCGCCTTATCCCGCGCGTTCTTGCGGGCGGATTTGTCATGCGTCTTGGCAAGCTCGATCTGTGTGGACAGGATCGAGGATAGCGACTGTTCGGACAGTTCGGCCAAGCTAGACTACCCACTTGAGATTGCGTTTGATCGCAGGCGCAGCCTGCTTCGGTTCTTCCACGCCCATCACCCCGCAGCGGAAGGCGTCAGCACCGTGTGATGCCCAGTCGTGCAGCGGCTTCTTGCGCAGCACTTGGTTCTTGTCGTCATAGTCGGCGCGGTACATGCGCAGCGCATCAATGCCGCGAGCACACTTGTCCTCATCGAACCACATGCGGTTGAAGCGCAGACGGGCCGCGTCAATGCCGTCCATGACCTCGTGGCGGGGGACGATGTTCACAACGAAGCCGCGATCCTCGAGGAACTGCTTGCGGCTCTTGCCGGTCTGTAGCTCCCGTGCCTCGCCGTCATGCGGCAGATGATGCGCGTGCACCTTGTAGGGAAGCGCCTTGATCCAATCGACGTAGTGATCCAGCGCGTATCCGGTGTTCTCGTAATAGTCGATCCAGTGCCATTCCTTGCCGACGATCTGGCCGACCCAGATTGCCATGCTGTCACTGATGCCCAAGTCCCATGAGGCGAACACGTCAGCCGAGCGATCATGCGGCACGCGACCAATACGTTTGTCGGTCTCAGCCGCTTCCATCTCGCGGCCATAATAGGCCCCGATGACAGCCGCGTTGAAAGAGCAGAGATATTCCTGGGCAAACTGCTCTGCCGTCATTGAGCGGCGAGCATCTTCCAATTCGCCAGCGTCAATGATGCCGGTCTCAGTCGCCTTGAGTTCGCTGCTGTACCAGTCCTCGCTGGCCTTTGATTGCAGGTACACGTCATAGAAGGCGTTGCGGCCCTTGGGCGTGCCAATGAACGTTGCCCAGCCCTTGCGGTCGCTCAGCGCCGGGCGGATAACCTCGGGCCATGCGCGCGGGTCAATGTCGCCGCTCTCATCAATGACCACGCCGTCCAGATAGACTCCGCGAATGCGGTCGTAGTTCTCAGCGCCATACAGGCGGATACGCGCCTTGTTGTGCGGAAACGTAACGCTTAGCTCGCTCTCCGACTTGTCCATGCCGGGGATGGCTTGCGTATATTCCTTGAGGTAGGACCACGCCACGTCCTTAGCCTGGGCATAGGTTGGGGCCACATAGGCGAAGCGCGGTTCCCTGCCCTTGTGCTCAGCAGCGCGGCGGACAAGGTCCATGATGCAAGCGACGGTCTTGCCTGCTCTGCGGTGCGCTACCACTGCTGCCCAGCGCTGTGTGCGTTCGATGTACGGAACGAACTGCGCTCTGGCGTGCAGGTTAAGCGTGACTCGCATTGCCACCGATGTTGACGACGATCTCGAGTGCCCCGCCATCAGCGCCGGAATGAGCTATTGCAGCCAGCTTGGGGTGCACGAACGGGGCCGCCTTATGGGCAGCGTCCAAGCGCATGTCGCTCGGGTTAGCCTCGTCGCGCA